GTACTATAATTATCACTTAAAAAGGCTATCAGACTAGCCATAGCAACGTTCGTATGTGCTACATCATTTGCGGTTACTGTATAGATGTTTGTCTTTCCATCAATAGTGACAACATAAACATCTCCTGCCACAACCGTTCCGGGCCACCAAGAGCCTATATCAATTCCTTTCCCGTATTCTATTGGATTGCCATCATAAAGAACAACAACATCAGTAATATCCCAAGGTATATTATTCCTTCTCGTAGCACCTATTATAGGGGGTGAGTATATACTTTGCAACACGGGTGTCAGTCCAACCCTTATCTCATCTTTCGGTATGTTATCAAACCCTTCTAAGCACCCACCATAGGTCAGAATGTTTTTATTTATTATCTCCATAGAGTTTGCTCTCTGTGGAACATAATCACTTACCGTGGCTACTTCTATGTTTGTTACTGTTAAATAACTTTCATTATTATAGAAGTTAAAAGACATGTCAAAGGTAGTGAGTTCTGCCTGTTCTTGTCTATTTATTATCTTAACCCTTTTCCAGTCACCAGTAGTTTCTTGCGCAACGATCTCTATCTCCTTAACCAATGCGGGGGAATGAGCGTTGATAGAAATCTTAATGTAATTATTAGTAACGGTGCTATTGAGTACCTCTCCATTATAAATTTCACTTTCCTCAGGTAGTGTGATGTCTGAAAATGCAGAATATTTAGAATATGTATTGTCGAAGTATTTATACCTATAAGAAAATCTGAATAATTTTCCTCTTACATTATTTACCTGAATGTGTGTATCATTACCGTAAGACACCTTTGGTCTTATAACAGGTGGCATCTTAAGTACATTGAAAGCGTAGTCAAACTCACTGTCAAAAACTAAGTCTGACTTATCTCGATAAGAATCTCCTATCCTGTTCCATTTTTCAGGATGAGTTATCGGTGTCTGTCCTGTTGATACGCCCGCTAAAGCTACAAATAACCCACCATAGAATGTAACCTTGTCTCCGAAGACATATATTGATGACGTAGAATATGTAACGTAGTTTGTGTAATTGAAGGCACGAACCACATCAATCATCTTTGGTTCTGATACTCTTGGGTTGAAATATAGCCAATCACCGAGCATCGAAGAATCCTTAAAAGGTGTACTTAAGGACAAACCAAAATAATTATGAGAATCTAAAAAAATTAATTCAAGGGTCTTCTTGTCTTCATCAAACTCAAAAAGTCTATTATCATAAATATACACCCCACCCCCACTATCATAAGGAGTTGACCATACAAAATAATAAACCTTACGGGTTAGCCGATTATAATAACTTCCAATAGTTGTATAGGTGTGTGATAGACTAAGTTTGTGGTCAGTTATATCCACAGACAAACTATTACCTAAAATATTCGTCAAAATACCAGCCGCCTCGTTTCCTGAAACCATCACATTCAACCTCCAAGGGGAATCCCCGTTGGCGATAAAGTTCTGATTATCATCGGTATTTAAGCCACTCCCATTGAATAAAATTTCCTGCGTTACGTTGCTCATGCGACTATCTTTGCACCTTTAGATATATTGTCATACCACCAAAGCGGTTGTAAATTACTCCAATTGAAACACCTTTTCTGCTGTTCTGAGTCAGATAAGTCAAACGACTTACATGGAAGAACATGATCAATATGCCAGCCAAACCTTCCGTGGTTTTCCCATGTCATACCCTCTGTGAACTGAGATTCAATGTGTTGTTTTAAGAAATCAAGAGAACAACCAAGAACCTCCTTCATCTTATATATCTTTTTGCTTTTTTTAACAGCATTGTATATCTCATTTCGGAGCGTACATGCCAGCATAAAATTAATATTTGTTTTTTTCTTGGCAAGTCTTTTTGCATTCAAGGGAATCCGATTTTTATTACGATACTCCCTACTATATTCCTTTAATGATTCTTTATGTCTTTTACGATAATCCCTTTGATACTCAACCTTTCCTTCTTTTTTCCCATATTTAAAATACTGTTCCTTATGAGCGTTATAATATATTTTCTTAACCTTATTAACCCTTTCTTTGTTTTTTTTATAAAAAACAGTGGCGTCTTTTGCAATACACTCCTTACATTCCGCCTTATGCCCGTCCCTGTTGGCTGTTTTCTTATGAAAACAATCAATAGGCTTCTCTATTTTACACTTAGAACAAACTTTTGTTGGAATATCACACATGATTATCTTATTCTTCTGCAAAGATAGCAAGAAAAAGGGACAGTCGTTTTTGACCGTCCCCTCTCATTGATACATAAGGTTTAGTAATTATTTATTTTTTATTTTATGAAGGAAGTTATATAAATCGCCAGTTAAATATTTATCTTCATCAAAACTTGCGAAACTTGATCTTATAATTCCTTCAATTGCCACCTTATCTTCTGGTTTCGTATTCAACCATTCGTGATAATCCTTTTGTAGTTCTTGCCTTTTCCCTTCAACATAACTCTGTGTCTGTTCAAAGACCTCCCTGTTGGCGTTCTGCTGTGCCTTGCCTACTGTTTTTGTGGCAAATACTCCATAATATCCCAACCCTAAACCAAGGAGTAAAAGAAAAACAAATCCGGCAACTGATAATAAAACTATTTTACTTGTCTTCATGTTGTTTAATTTACTGCGGTTGGTAATGGAAACGGAGATACTAAAACCCTTGGTTCAATATATACAGGATGTGGTTCATTTGTTTTTGGGTCAATTAACATAAGCCATGTTCCTTCTGCACTTGCTGGCATGAATAAACCATTAGGATCGGCTTGTGGTAGTGTAACATAATTCCCAGAATAAACACGAACGTATGCTTCGGGATTTGTGTATTGAGTAGAAAATGGTATTCCAAATCCTATACATTTGCCAAGAAAAACAGGTTTCCCTGTTAATTCAGGTACAATATAAGCATAGCAAATGAGATTTTCCTGATCACAAAGTTCTTGAATCATTTTTAACTGTTTCCTTTGTGTAAAATTTACGATATTAGGCATACCAACCTGTCTGTTGGCTTCCTGCATAATTGCTTCCTGTTTCTGTGCTAAAACAGTATTGCTGCTTTTGTCGTCACAACTTGACGTACTTGTGGATATAAAAACCACAATAATTGTCAGAATAATAAAGAATGTCTTTTTCATTTCTCTTGTTTTTAAAATTCATAATTAATTACGAACCAAAGATAAACCAGATAAATGAATTATGCAAATAAATTTACAATTATTTTTCTAACGCTGTGGAGCCTGTGTAAATTGTGAATAAAATATGTCAAGCCACTCATCCTTCGACATAGCATTGATGAGATTTCTGACCTTCATCTTTTCTTTCCAGTATTGATCAAATCTTTGGTCGTGTAACTTTGCGAGGTTTAACTCAATGATTGTTTCTTTCCAAAGCAGATAAGCATCAAAAACAGGTATTAGGAATGAGGGAACTTTGGTCTCTCCTGTGGCATTGATACCTGACGACACGTACAAAAGAACCATATAATCATTGGCGGTGTAGGTGTTATCCGTGTAGATTCGTCTTGCCGCCATATCAACAGTACATCTGAACTTATTATATCCTCCCTTTGCACCATAACTCACAACCCTGTCCACGTCCATTTTAACACCTTCCCCTTGTGTGTCGTCCCTTGTCTCTACGCCACCTACCGTTGTTGTTGTGTTGACAATGTTATCATTTTGTGTGAAACTCCAATACCCACCTTTGATTGGGGTTACTAAATTAATGAACTTAAGTAGGTCGTCTGGCATCTCAATACACTTCAAAGTTGGATTGAGAGTGACCTTTGCTGTGGTTAATATTTCACCATCATAAAGATTGAAATCCTGGTAACATTGGGCGGCATGTTCCACGTAAAGACCATAATCATCAACCGACTTACGATATTTAAAGAGCCATCGTGTTACTATCTGTTCAATTGGAATGAGAGCACTTGTATCTGTCATAATTAATTGTCTTTAGCGTTAGTCATTACACTAGCGTTGTCATCCTTTGTGTCCACGGGAGCCACAACACCCAAAATCGCCATTACCCTATCCATAAAAGTTTGTGCTACCTGCCGATAGTTTGTTCCTATTACATCCGTTATCTCTGGAATTTTTACCTCTTCATCCTCTGCATATTTGCTAAATGGAATGAGTAAATCCAATCTAAGACCTTTTATGGACATAGATAAATTATATAACTCCATACGTGTTTGATTAACTGCGTAGCCTACCTTAGTGTTGACTGAATTAAAAAAACTACCATTAGCAATTAAATCCATCTCCCTAAAATCTGTAGGAAAGAATATAAGTTGACCTTGTGCTGGCGCTGAAACCCTAATGACACCTGACCCTTTCCGCTCAAGGGGGATTATACTCTCAGGAAGTGTGCAGTAAGTAACTCCTGTTGTATTATAATCAAATCCTATAGTATAATAAACTTTTGTATAATTCTGAAGACTTAATGGATTAGTTAAAAAGACATCATGATAAAGTGAGGCAAGAGCCTTCTCTATAACAGCATCTATGTAACGATCTGCAAATCTATTTGTTTTGTCAATTTTGGGGAGTGAATTCCTTACGAGCGATCTTATTTCCTGTTTTATCATATTTAGCCACGTTCTATCTTCGGTTCGTCTGCCTCTGCAATTTGCACAAGTCCTTCGTCCGGCAACGCTATTCCCACAGTACCAAGTAATAGGTTAATTATTTGAGGAATATCATGTTCGTGCCACTCAAAGTTTTTGGTCAGTGAAACGACATTTGCCATTCCTGACACGCCACTCCTCGATGTACTACCAAGTGGTATCGCTACCGTTGCGCCTTCTGCCATATAAATAATATTAAGATTTGTATCAACATAATAATCCAAAAATGGTGTAGTTACCTTTCTGAGATAATCTATGTAAATGGGGGTACAGGTTGTTGGGGTAACATATAACGACATGTCTTCACTTGTTGCACCATAAGCCATAAAAGTAGTAGGATAAGTAATAGATGCCTTAGTAAGATAGTCCATTTCTCTCTGCCCGTGTTCAAGTGACGTGATTAAGTCTACTCTACGTCTGCCGAATGTGGGGTGCATATAATAAGGATCGCCGACTAAGTGATAGTAATCAGATGGTAATATTCCTATGCCATTGGTATCAAGATTAATCGGAACATTAACTTTTTTAAAACTATCCATCTCGTCCATTGACAACTTGGAACTTTCAAATCCCGCATAATTGAGTCTGAAAATGCGTTGATTTACCTGTACTATAATGTTGTTAAAGTCATCAGGCGAAAAGGATAAACCCCTTTTATCCTTACGGATTGCCGTTAATAAGGTATCGTAGATTTGTGAAGTATAAATCATGCTCTATGATTATTTTCACAAAGATAGTCAGATTTTAGGAATGTCTTGAAATGCAAAAGCCCCGGTTCAAAACCGAGGACTTTTTACGAGCCAACTAACACAAGCGGTATTGGCTAGGTAGACTTGTTTTGTTTTTGATAACTCTCAAAGGTTATTTTCCCTCTGACGTAAGAACTCATTGCGGAATTTACAGGGCGTTTGTTGCGACCATATTTCTTTGTCCCTTTGCCCTTACCGTCTTTTTTCTTTGCCATTTAACTGAAGTATTGGTTTTACTTCATGGCGACCTCCGTTTTTAATTATTAATACTTATCTGTCGAATAGTGACAACAAAGATAAGTCAAATATTTGAATCCACCAACTATTTTATAAAAACTTTGCCCCGATACACGTAAGGGGGCAAAGAACAAGAAATTTCCCCGAAGGGAAACCAGAAACAGAATTTTTAAGTTCCCTTTGTTTTATTTGTTTTTACTTTTGCGGGCGGTTCTGTGTTAACTGTCAAGGATTCCTCGACTATTGGCTCGTGTATGCCGAAGTCCACATAAACCATCTCACGTACCTCGTCTGTTTTTTTATTATAGAAACCCTGAATGTCTTTTACCTTAGCGATCCAACGGAAGATTTTATCCTCTTTTATAGAGTCAAGATATTCCTCATTGACAACATCAATCATCAAAGACTGAAGTTTTTCAAGGTTATTAGGTGATGTAAAATAATTGCATAGCCATTCAAACTTGCGTTTTACCCAGTCTGCGGGAACCTGTGCAATAGTTTTGTCTCCGATCTTATATCTACCGTCCGGTCTCCAAGTGATAGCCTTCAAGTTAAGAAAATGTTTAATAAAAGCACAAAGGAGAATATAGTCTGTAATCTTTAAGTCTTCCATGAACTCTTCCGTGCCCTTATAGGTAGGGTCTGACAGTTTGAGTTTGTTGTTTCTATCGAGGGTGTCCCGTAGCTCAAATCTTATTTCATCAGCTTCCTTTGTTTCTACATTGTCTATACCATAGGCGGAGGCTACAAGTTTAAGCGTATCTTCGTCTCCGAGTGTCTGCCAGATAGCCGTTCTTAAAGAAAGAGCTGCCCTTTCTTCGTCACCTTTTGCCCTTACATCAGCTTTAGGATCATCAATCTTCCAATGACCTCCAGTGACAAGCGGACTTTTGAAATACATAAAGAAAGCAAGGTCGGGTTCTGTCTTGAGGTTTACGATAAGACTACCTGTAACTAACTTAGATTTACTTGATAGTTTATCTCCGATATCCCAAACATTATTACGAACCTCATAAGGAGCACCCTGACATACGCCCCAATATTCAGTTCCTCTTGATGGGTTTACTACGTTTGCTCTTAGTGGAATAGCAATTGGTTTGGGGTCTTCAGGCACATCCCTAAACTCGTTTCCCTTGCCGTCATAGCGATCAATGGTGGGTTCTTCTTTTGTGGGTTTAAAAGTTATTGTTCCTTCGGGGTATTTTCTACGAAGTTCTTTGAGCCCATTCTTATACTCCTTCGCATAAACATGAAGAGGGTCGTTTTCGTCTTCGTAAGCCCTGTCTATATTTAATAGACGCTGATTGTTAATAATGATCATCTGTTTCTGTTTTACTTGTTTCGGATGCAAAGATAGGTAAAATTAAAATAACATTCCTTGGGTAGTTAGTTTGAAGTTAGTGTCATATCTTATATTGTCACCTTTGGGATATGGCATAATATGATAAGGAATATCCGCCATCATACGTTTTTTATCTTGTTTTGTTCCTAATAAATAGATATATTTATGTTTGGGTTTAGAAAATAACCGAGTAAATCCGTATTTTTCTGCCTCCTCTTTTGATGCCGAACCAATAAGAGTAGAAACTGTTTTTCCATGATACTCTTTATTGTCTTTAATAAATGAAGTTACACCTGAATCCCATCCACCATCTTTCCTTTGCCCTTGTCCAAAATATAACCAGTTTGTGGCTTGATATATATAACCGTAATGTCCCTTGCCGGGGTCTGCATAAGAAATTATAATTAATGGGATTGGTAGTTGTCGTAAACATTGCGACACAAAAAAAGATAACACGTTTTTCTTAAGTCCTTCATTAACGACTAACCTATTAAGTTCTAATACATCAAAATTGCCTATCCTTACATTATTTCTGTTGGCTGAACCACCAAACACACAACAACCAATTATTATATTATTAATATCAAAAAGACCAAAGGAAAAAGAAATAGGACACATTCGGTGGGCATAATGTTTATAGAGCAGCCATTCCTTACAGTCATCAAAAGGAATAGGTTTTATGGAATATTGTTCTTTAATACTCATACTTATTCTTCTTGTTGTGTCGTTTCCCATTATGAAGACTGCCTTTTGATGAGTTCTCAGGATACCACATCGGTCTCATGTTGGTATAATGGAACGCTTCCTTTTGCTCTTCTTCGTTTGTTAAATCAAATGATTCAAGTGGAATGGTATGATCCAGACTCCACCTACCATGATCTTTTCCGTAATTACTCCAAAACATTCCTTCCGTCCAAAACTTTTCAATATAGTTTTTAAAGTAATCCATATCACATCCTACAAGTGAATATAATCGCCCACCTTTACTTCTCCCGGACAATACAGCACCAAGCCTTGATCTGAGATTGTGCGCCATTCTTGCTTGTGGATGAGTTTGCATGTATATCCTTCTCTTTTTATTAATTTCCTCTCTATTATTATTAACATATATTTTAACCCTATCTGTATTGTTATGGTAATAGCGGTTACTTTGTTCAAGTCTTTCCTTGGGATGTCTTATTACATAATTATTTTTAATCTGATTAGATTGTTCTCTATGGTTTATTGCCCATTCTTTATTTTGCTTTAATATTTTTTCAGTATTTTCAGTATAATAATCGTGATTGTGATTAGGATGATTATCGTCATAGACCTTCTTCCCTTTTTTCTGACAATCCCGACACTCAGCCTTGTGTCCATCTTTAACCCTGCTACATTTATTAAACTCAGACAATTCTTTGTCTTGTTTACATTTTGTACAAATTTTATGTGCCATTGAACCAACTAATTTAATTTTACCAACATTAAAAGAAGGGAAGGGCGTTGGTGTACCCGTATCAATGGGGAGCTTATTCCCATCTATCCTACACAAAGATAATGCTTTTATTTGATAAAACAAAAAAAGAGGGAAGATTTCTCCACCCTCTTTTGAAAATTTATGAGTTAAAGACTATAGAATTGCGTCAGACTGTACGAGCACCATCTGATTGCGGTGCAACACTATCAATGCGTATTCTGATAACATCTCGCCGCGCACATCGTCGTAGGTGTCAACAGCAATGTCACTAGGAACTTGTCCTATGTTTGCTACACCCGGAAGAACTTTATTGATACGAGTTCTATTTTCGCCGTTGTAGTTTTTGTATCCGAGTGCAAGGTTTTTCATCTTGAAGGCTGCGGGTTCTTCCATGCTTCCTCTGACGGTTACATCAACATCGGGACAAATAAATCCCATGCCTGTGAAGTAATCATCGAAGGCTGTTGCTCCATAAGCTGTCGGGTCACTGAATGATGGTAACTCTTTGAAGGTTGTCTGCACACCGTTCTTGTGAATGAACTTCAGTGATGCGTCAATCTCGCCTATGTTTCCGTAGGTTGTTCCGCCAGCAAATTCTTTTTTAAAGTCTAAGCCGGAGTTCTCAAGTTGTTTGTAGAGTTCGCTACCCATGAAGAAGTTGACGTTTCTACCAGTGATACCCTGTGAGAGCAAGAGAGGTTTGATATCGTCAAAATCGCTGTACTGATACGAAGTGGTGTAGTACTGTTTCATTCCACCATCTACAAGGTGTCCTATAAGACCAAGAGTATTAGTAGGTTTTACACTATTGCCGTCCCTATCAGTCTGATTAAGGGCTGTGGCGGCTGTTAAAAGCTGACCAAGCATAATGTCATCATTAATATACTTACTCAGTAAGAAGTCGCATTCCATGGTTGCCTTGGTAAAAATACCAGTTCCCCCACCTCTAAGAGTTTCGTAGTATCTCTGATTAGACTGTTGGCTACCCATTATAGCCCAGTTCTGACGTCTTGTTGAGCAATAAAAAAGCCTTGTCTGCCATCCTGACGATTTGGGGCTTCCACCCTGTACACCATTGGCATAAGCTCCACCAGTAACCATCAGTTTAGTTCCTGTTGGTATAGTTACATTAATACGGTCAAGAGCGTCAAGACCATAAAGAGTATAGCTCTTACCAGTTGTATCGGTTGTATCTATAGCCGTTACCTGCCACAATGAAGGTTTGGTAACTTTTACGCTGTTTTTGGTAACGTATTTAGCGGGAACTACAATGATATCCTTCACTGAAAGATAAGCGTTGTCAGTTGTTCCACTAAAGTCTGCTAATGAAAGATGAAGAGTCCATGCTGCTGCTGGGGCTACTGCGCCAGATGCGCCTTCAGTAGTAACAAGTCTTACGAGAGAAAGTTCTTCAAACAGTTTCTTTGTCGGCCCTGCAATAGGAACGATAGAACCTGCCATATAGAGGAACTCAAGTAGTCCAATACCGGGGCCGTAAAGTTTTACGATCTCGCCCCAAATCTGCGGTACAAGCATGTCTGTATCATACAGAGATGCCCATACGGTGCTATAACCAGTATTAATTGTGTTACTTAATACTGCGGGTGAAGAAATTGTTGACATTTTATTTTAAAAGTTTTTAAGTCGTTATTATTAGTGTTTCATATCTTCAAGAAACGCTCCCAATCCTCTGCGGTTATCTTGTGGTGATCCTTCGTCCGTGGCTGTTTTAGTGTTAGGTGGCGTGGTGTTATTGAGCGCCTCGTCCAGTTTCCTTTGGATTTCGGTTTGTCCCTCCTTAACCTTAACTTCGATTATCTTGTCTATATTCTGGTAAAGAAAAGTCATATCTCTTAACTCCATTGCCGTTGCCTTATTCTCAGGTGTTGGATCAAGTCCTGCATCTACAAACATCGCTTGAAACATATCCGGGAGTTTGGCTTTGAAATCAGCCGGAACATCATAATCAATTTTCCCCTTCTCTGATTTAAACTTATCAAATGTGGTGAACTCTGCTTTTAGAGGATCCGTTGCCTGTATTCTCTTTTGCAGGGCTATTACCTCATCTGCATCCCTCTGTTCTTTCGTTGCCGCCTTTGGAAACTCGATACCAGAAGTTAAAGTTTTTAGTGTTGCTCTTGCGTCATCTGCACTCATGGCAAGCTCGGCTCTTGTGACACTATCCCAATCTTCTGGTTTTATGTCAGGGTCGATACCATTTTTCTTGTAAATGGCGGCTCTTAGATCATTCTCCGCAATGTTGGGGTGATTGATCTTCTGTGCCTTTACAAGTACATCAATGTCCGACATCTTACTTACGTCACTCATTACTATCTCTTGTAATGTGTACGGGTCTTTGTCGGGGTACTTAGCGAGCAATTGGTCAGCTATGTAAGCCTTCCTTAATAGGGGTTTTTCAAGTAACTCCGCACCGTTGGTGCTGTTCTTAAAATTCTCAATTTGCTTTTTGTAATCTTCTATCTCTTTAGTCTGCGATTCACTAAGTTTGGCCTTCCCCTCATATTCAACTATCTTTTGCTGAAGTCCGAGGATGTTCTTAATGTCATCATCATTCTTAAACGGAGTAGAAAATCGTTTATTAAAATTCTCAATGAACTCGTCAGGCTTTGACTTTGGTGTTGGCGTCTGCGGCTGTGCCTGTGCAGTCTGGTTTGTCGGAGTACTTGTTTCTGTACTCGGTGTTAGTGTTTCAGTAGCAGGAGGCGTCCCTACCGTTACTGTATTTTGATCACTTGCCTCCACGGGAGGTTTTGTAAATCTTTCTAATGGGTCTGCCATGTCTCTGTTTCTTTGTTTTTCGGCACAAAGTTAATATAAAAAAAAATAACACTCTTTTAGGGAGTGTTATTACTATAATTTATACAATTGTTTTTATGCCATATTTCTTATATTTAATTCATTCTTTAGCGGGAGTTTCTATTATGGTATCTATTCCACACCCATATTTTCCCTTTTCAGGAAGACGTAAACTTGGACATTCATTACATAAAGTAACTTTTCTACAAATTTCACACTCACCATAAGAATTTATAAATGTTATTGGATAATCATTTTCTTCTGCACATTTACTACAATAAAACATAATCTTTAATTTTCCCCAAATGTAAGACGAATAAATGAAACTACCAAATATTTTATCAACTATTTTTGGTCGGGACATTAATGTCGTGAGCAAACCTTGATTTTTTCTTCTGCCACCAAAGAATTAAGAATGTTCCAAGTCCCCCTCCAAGTATTATTGGAACTCCGCAATAGGGATTATCTACTATTTTTATTACTCCTCCGTAAGATATTGTGCCTATCATAAGGCTCAGAAATGTAGCAAGTGTTATTTTAAGATTTTGAACTGCGATGATGTACCACCCATATAAAAAGTCAAATAAAACATATGCAATGAAAAGAAGTATAAATGTTAATATTTCTACATTGCATATCATAGGCTTTCATTTTATTGTGGTAGATCAAGTGTTCCCTGACCTCCGCCTTGTGAAGATGTTGTCTCATTAACTAATTTAACTATATCGGGGTTCTTCTTTAGAATATTATCCCGTATATCTATTACTCGCTTCCCGTAAACGGGATTCTTGTTCATATCAATCGGATTTTTAGACACATCAACACCATACATCTTTTTTATGGGAGAAATAGAAAGATCATTATTACCGCCAACCTTTCCATAGCCGTTCCACGCCTGAATAATATCCTCATCCGATTTCTTCCCTAGTTTTTTAGCATACTTATTCTTATCACTCATTAATTGCATACTATAATCAACTGGGTCTTTTTGAAATTTAGTAAGCTCATCCGGGTTTTTTACTAATACGAAAAAGGGATTATCTCCATATTCATTAGAATATCCTGTTTCCTGATATGCGACAGCAAGAGCAGTATATGGATCAACACCATGTTTTTTAGCCTTACTAACTATTTCTTTTGCCGAATCAGTATCAATATTGGCGTGTAATCTATTATTATCTGATACTGGCATGTTTGTTACTGAATCATTTTCTCTTGTGTCCTTTACGGGGATTACACCATAATCCACTTTGTCTGAATCGGGAAGTTGAAAAAACTGGTTTTTAAAATCATCAACTGTTTTTGTGTATAATCCGTCATTTTGCATTACGTCATGTAACCTCGCAAGTTTATCGGGATTAGAAAACTGGGACACAAACTGGTCATAGGACTTAGTATAATAGCCCTCACTCTTTAATTGGTCATATAATGCTCTATTCTTGTTTGGCATTTAGATATTATCGTATTTCCCTACCGAGGGTTGTCCCTGCGATGTAGCTGGTGTATTAGGTGCGCTTTGAAGTCCCGTAGCCCCCAACGGTTCCTGTGCGGTACTTTGATCGGGTTGACCCACTTGAGTCGATTGTGGGGACTGTAGTACGGATACGTGAGTGTTCTTATGATGTTGCACTGCATTAAAACTATCAAATTGATGCAACATGTTCTTTGCCTTGGCATATTCCTTTATAAAATCAGGATGATTGATACCCAGTTTAGCTAAAATATTCAAGGCTATTTTATAATCATCAACACAAGACATATTCTTTTTGTTTAATTATTTACCATCAGTATTTGTAGTAATACCACTTTCGGCATCTGCCGCTTCTCTAAGACTCTGTAAAAACTGCATGTTATATTCTTTTGTAAGTAGCGAGTCTTTTATATTACCTCTTAGAGCCTCTGCCTGTGCTTTGCCATCTGCAACATTCTTATCTATTGCCATCTGACCCTGTGCCTTTGACTGTTCTGCTTGTGCATTGGCTTGTGCCTGTTGCTGAATCATTGCCTGTGAATTTTGTTGTGACACCTGTTTGTTCTTCTCGATAGCGTATTCAAGTTCTTTTTCAAGTTCATTAAGATCAGCACCATTATTTAATTTGGATTCAAAATAGATAGCATCGTTGAGGTCTATACCCGGCCTTTGCTCTCTAGTGTTCTGTAACGCTACCTGAATCCACTGTCTGAAGGTTGCCCTCTGTGCCTGATCAGGTCTTGGTCGTAGATCAATACCATATTGCACTCCCTCACCCTCCATCATAACGAGGGCGTCTATGTCGGTTTTCCCCACAACACCTTCGTAAGCCTCTCTTATTTTCTTGTCATTTCTGAGTCCAATCTGTATCCTTTTTAATAGGCTTGTCGCAACGCTCTTTTTTATCTCCATTACAGCATTGATGATTATCTGAAGAACATTAGGGGTTTGTATGGGAGTATCTTTCTGTGTATCTTTGCCCGTTTGAGGAAGTGGGGTCATGCCCAAATTAGCCATTGTAATACCAGTGACTTTTTCAAGTTCCCAAAAGTGCATCTCAAGAGCTTTCATTGTTTCTTCAACCCTCGCACCCAAACCACCCTCCATTGGAGTAACAGGAGTGGCTGCCCCTCCAGAGTAAAGTTGGGTGGGGGTATTTGCATAAGAATAGAGTAATCTTCCTGTTTTCTGCCATATCTCCAAGACTTCTTTTGGTTTGAGTGTCTTGCCTCCATAGGTTACATTGGCAAGCATTGATGTGTTGATGGCATATCCTCTTTCAATCATCATGGCAAGCGAGTTCTGCCATCTCAAAAACTCCATTGAAATCTGATCGAGTATGGGAATCATCCTTTTTATTAAGGACGGTTGGAGTAACTGTTCTACATGAAAAGAAAGATGGGGTGTAGATAGCCCTTCTCTTTCTGCCATTTTAACAGGGCCTCCATCAAATACATAGTCTGTATTAAGCACCCAAAAAACTTGTCTTGTATATCTCTTAAATATTTTTTTTACTTCTTGATTTGCATTAGCATTAATTTTATCTTTGTCGAGTGGTTTGACTTCTGAGTCATAATCAAGATCAATAATACTGTTTCTTCCCCTTACTGACTTATAATAAAGTTTTTTCTGCGTATCGGTGTCCATCCACTGTGCTTCAAAAACGGGTACTTTAAATCCATCATATCTATAAGTGGTTGTCGTTGGATCGAGTTGTGAATAAAATCCCCATGTTTTATCCCTTGGATTATCGTAGAGTGTATATGCTGCGTGTGCGAGTGCAACCCATTCCTCTTCGGGTACGTCTGGTAGTTTATTTCTTAAATTCGATATTGTCCATTTATGAAGATAGCCAGCATATTCGGCATCATCATAATCACGCTCGTTTGAAAATTGTATAACAAGATTTGCGGGATCAGTGTACTCAATCTTCCATTTAGAATCTCTGCTATCGAAAACATCCCTAACGGCCGCATAACCAAGCACAACTAAATCATCTACTACCTTCTTGCGTATGTCACCATCCCAATCTGAGATGTTAAAGGAATGTCTTGTAAGTTTTTGCATAGCTCTTGCCACGTTTAACTTAAAGCCGTCCTTGGCCTCAAACTGTTTTAGTTCTTCAATGGACTTTGGGAGAACCGTATCCTCATCAACGGGGATACCTGCATTTTTCTTATACTCTACCTGCCAGTTAGCGTTAATACCCTCACAGAGTTTTGTATATGCTGCATTTTCTTTTAA